ATAGTAACACTTGTGTCCGTTCCGACCTGCACTCCGTTAATGTAAGCGACTACGTCATTATTTTTGTAGGCAAGCGCTATCTTATAGTTACCAGTTGTTAGCGGTGCGCTATCTATTAGCATTTGGTTTACATTACCAGCACGAATAAAGAAGCGTGCTACATTGCCATAAGATGTACCAGCCGAACCGTAATGCAAAATAAAAATAACATTTTGCGTAGTTCCGTCTGTGGTAGCTATTAATACATCATCAAGCCCGTTGTTATTAGCCACCGAAGCATCGTAATATTCTTCCGCAAACAAAGTCCCCTCCGTCTGCCCAATTAGTGAGCTTATCCCCGTCTTACTGCAAGCGTCTGCCCCACGTGTTACCGCTGCTCCCAATGTGGCTCCAATGTATGAGGTCGGATAGTTGCCCTCTTCCCACATCCAACCAGTCATATAGACGCTTCCATTTCCGTTTACGACAAGTCCTTTAACGTGTGATGAAGAAGAACCAATACCGCCAACATAGCAGCGATACCATCCGTTGCCGTATGACTGAACACCAGATACCGTAGGAGTGCCAGAAGTAGAAGTTAATGTTCCATTGGTTAGGTTGAATGTTGCTGCGAATTGCGTACCGCTTCCGCCTAAACACTCAATGCTAATACTACTTGCAGTTCCAGCCTTTGCAAAGATTGAATGCACCTGCTGAAGTCCAGACATAGCACCGCTATAATTATCTGCACGCTGAAAGCCCGTAGTAGTTTGAAACTTCTCTGCCCCGTAGTATCCAAATGGGTCAAGCGTTTCGGTGGTGTTTTGCGTGATAGTCAAACCATCAACATACGCAAAGGCATATCCGAGTTCAAGACGCTCTGAATAAGGAACCCAGTTCGTCCGCTGGGGTTCCAGCAACAATTTTCCACAGGTTGAGCCGAGATAGTCAAGGCGGGGTACGTTAGCAACGGGGCCAACACTTACCGCTGCGGTGGTGGTGGGGATGTAGTCTGTTGCTACGTCACCGTACTCTACTTGGAATCCCCACAAAAGAACCTCATCAGATACCGATGCTGCTTCGGGTGTTTCTAATCCGTAGTTTTGTGCGCCTCCTGCGGTATGTGCCACCGAAACACGCTGCCAATCTCCAGTAATAGTAAAGTTTGTAGTTGTAGAAGAAGCACGAATGCTTCCGTTTTTACCAATAGATGAGCCTATGCCCTTAACGTAGCACGATGCTACTACCGAACCGCTTAATGTTAATGGCTGATAAACGTATGGGTCGGAATTGGTTGCGACAATCTTTGAAGCAGTACTTGTTCCATCGGGCGCAGTTCCAGCATTATTGGTAATAGTACCTTGCGAGGTACTCCATACTGCTGATGTGGCAAAAGACTGCGAGCGTAACGCCAAATTAGTCCGCACCTTTTCAATAATTCCCGCAGAATTTACACGGGTAGCCGTATCCCCTGTGCGGGTGAAGGCTAAATCACCGCTGCCGTCTGTCGGTTTCTCGGCATATACCTTGCTTGTCTTATAGCCGCTTGGAATTACTACCAAACTGGCATCATCGTAGAATGAACTCATCAGTTAAAATTTAAGGCGTCAATTGCATTTACCAAACACTCGTAACCTTCGGTGGTTCCGCTATCGGCGGCTACACGAGCAACATACGCATCCGCATATATATAAGCATTACCAAAGCAAGTAGGTACGTCACCTATTGCCCGTGTATTGTAGTCCTCGTCTCCCCAATAAGAGGAGCAGTAGATATTACCCCACCCGATACTATTTGCCATTTTCAATCTTTTTTAAGTACACCAACAATTTCTTTACGTTTGTGGGTTTTGGTCTTGCCTGCTTCATAATACCCAACTTATGATTGAATCTCTGCGGTCTGGGAACACGTCATTGTTGATGTTCGTGTTGTACTCTGGAAACTTCTGCTGATTAAAAGACATATAATCAATAAAACGGCGAACGTAATAGTCTGCAATACCACGCTCCTTGGCGATTAGGAAGTCCACTTCATCTTTTGTTACGGACGTACTTGTTTCGCTGCTGTGCTTATACACTCCCGCATTAGCGATAGTGTACGCTGCAAACGGAAGGTACTCCGTCATCGCAAAGTGAATCAGCATGGGCTGAACGTAGGTCTCAACCAATTCTAAATAGTCCCCCGCTAACGTGTCGTCTGCAATGTCTTCGCTGATGCGATTGTACAACTTCGTACCCAGATAGTTTTGGATATGAATTTGTTGTGCAATCTTAATGAATTGCAAAAACTTGTCGGTATCAACGTTCCCGCTGATAGCCGTATTGCGAACAAGGTCGTCCCGCTTTATAAATAGAACTGTCGCCATTAGTTACGAGGGTTGAGGTATCCGTTATTGGGCATAAAGCGTGGTGCCTTTGCTACTTCCGTAGGATTACGCTCAATGCGTGCCTCGGAGCGCAGGGATGGGTCAAGAGCGACGATTAGGCGTTGTGCCTCCGACACACTGATTTGTGTATTATTCTTCCGCAAATACGTCCTGCGTGTCCAAAAATGCTGACACCATGGACCACCCTTGTAAAACCAAATGTTGTAGGTATTAGTTCCCTTTGGACCAAAGCCAGGGTTCAAACTTGCATTTTCTCCTGCGGCTAAAATATCCTCTTTGCGGTAAACCTTTGATGCATTCATCATCATGGCGCAAAAGTCCCTGCTATCACCGGATGCAGAACCCGTGGATGCGTAGACGTAACGTACTTTAAGGATTGAGGTATCCTGCTCGCTGGTTTGATTCGGAGTAGAGCCAATAACGGATGCAAATGCCTTGCGGATTTTAGAAAGGGTTGTTTCCTTCTCCTGCAAACTCATTTCTATCGCATTGGTCATGATTTCGTCCGTTTCGTAGTTTACCGGACGCTCATCAATCAATTCCCATTCCTCTTCGTTAATGTCTTCCCCAAGAGCAATTACATGTTGAGCCAAGTCTTTATGTACGTGCTCCGACATTTTTACTCCCGTTTCCTCTTCCTTTGTTTCTTCGTCAATAACCACGTTCTCTTGGAACTCTAATGGTTGAAGGGTCTTAAAGTAAAGATTGAGGCTGATATCGTTGTAGGCAAGCAACTTCTGGATGCCGTCAATGATTACTCCCTGCATAGGACGTATCACCGTATTGTCAAACAGAATTGATGCCGTCTTTAACTCGTCTGCGTTGTTACCCAATCCGGTATTATCCTTAATACCCAAAAGCATAGGTGAGGTTACTCGATGCGCAAGCATAATCTTTTGCAACGATTCATCACTCATGAACTTAAACTGATTGGATGCGTCCGGAATATCAATGGCTTCAATCGTTGCGGACTGCTCTTTGTTATCATTAAAGGCAAGCACAAAGCGGTTGGCATTGGATGAGCCGGTAAACTTCTCCGCAATGCGGGCTTCCATCTCAACCTGCTTTTCTTCGTCCGGAATCCCGTTATTGAAGTTAATAAGCATGTTAGCGGAGAATCCGTTTTTAACCGAATTGTTGAAGTAGTCAGCCAACTGCTCTTCTAACTCCGCATAGGGAAGTCCACCTTGGTAATCCACGGGTGCATAGTAATAATACCCTGCACGATATGGCTTTACATAAAGGATTTCATTTTCGCCACTACCAAATCCAAAAGCCGGAAAAAACTCTGGCTGTATTTTTCCATTCGCAACTTGAGTCCAATCATGTGCGTAATAATAACCTTCAATATCCCCATTGTCATTGCATTTTTGCGCCCGTAGTGTTTCCACAGGCCAGTGTTCTGCTTTTAGAATTTTTGCTTTTCCTTCGGAGTATTGTATCTGCAAGGAGTATTGACCCATCTGCTTGTAGTCGCCTACAATACGGCGGGTACTCTCTTCGCTCAAAATAGAGCGCATCTGGGCATACATTTCGGGTTTGCGAGCCGAATCGGTTGCGTCTAACCCTTTCCCGTACAACAACTCCACAACGCCGTTAATGATAGCGTTATTGGTAGGGCTTCCGTTGTACCGGTCAATCAAATATTGAAAGTACTCGTTGTCATCCCCATATTCAACCCACTCGTTGTTAGAAGATTCTTTAATCTCTGGACGGGTGTATGAAGTCAAGTTAATGACACGGATGCGCTCCCGATTATTGTTATCAATCATATTACGATGTATGAATTGTCAGTAATGTCTGCCTCAATGTACTTATTGTAATTGACTGAATACTTGGGCAAATTTGTTTGGTCTGTACAAAAAACTCTACCACGATATATCAATGCAGCCCCGTCGTATACTTCCAGTAAATAGAAGTTGTTATTGGTAAGTATCCACGTAGCCGTTAGTGTCATAAATCCATTTGCGCTGCTCGGAGTAATCGTTTTAACCTCGGTTGTATTGGTATTCTCATTGGTCAACTTTGCCGTTACCGAATTAGGATACGACCTTGGTATAATTATGATGCTCTTTGGCGTAGCCGCTGGTGTTACGATATTCATCTTTTAAGTAACTACATTTTTCCGTTTTGTAGGAAAAAAGAAAGGGGATGACAATAGCCACCCCCTTATCAAATGTACGCAATCCTCTGTTATGGATTGATTTGCGTTGCGCTAATGGTTACTCCCAATGCAGTCAATTCGGTTTCATCGTCTGCATTAAAGAACAAAGCCATATCGGTTTCTTCGCCAGTCAAGGTCAAAGTGTATCCGGTAAGGTCGCCCATGGCTCCACCTGTTACTACACTTCCTCCTGTAACCTCGGCTCCGTATTGTTGACCTACCAAGAAGAAATTACCATTCCGGTCAGCCACAATGATTTGTGGGCGACCATAGGCAATCAACTTCAATGCCTTGTTTGTAGCAGCGTCCAATTTGGTAAAGGTCAAGTTCAAGGTCTGCGTGTAGAACGTAGTACCATTGTCCCGACTTACGTTTGGAGTTTGCTCCAAAGACGAAGCGTTGTTCTTTAGGTTAAACTTATAGGCGGTAGGAGTACCTGCGACAGCCGTAATCTTGTTCGTTGTGCCGTCCAAGGTATATCCGGTCATATCGCCAAAATCCATAAAATAGACCGCAGTAAGACCACCTACTGCATCTTTACACGGGATTGCCCGTCCGGTCGTTAAATTACATGCCATAGTTTTTGAGTATTAAAAAAGGGGATGAGGGAATTTCCCACACCCCCTTTTGGTTTTTAATCAAGTGGATTAGGAGTACAATACCACGTCAGTACCGATACCATACTGCACGCCTGCGGTGTAACGCATGATTACACGTACGTTTTGACTTCCGTCAATGTCGGACATGTCAATCAACTTCACTTCCTGTGCATCCGACATAAGGCCAGTTCCGAAGAACAAGTTCTCTTTCTGTGCGGCTACAATCTTGTTAGAAGTCAAACCTGGGCACATTGCGATTTGGATTCCGTCAAAGTTCAAGTTTTGACCCATTCCGTACCACATAGTACCTTGTGCGTTGATACCATTAGCACCTTGACCTCCAACCGTGGTAGAGATTGCGCTAAAGCCACCCAAAGCACGTACATACGCCTTGGCTACGTTTTGAGGAACGTAGATAGTCAAATCCTCCTTACCATACAATGCAGAAGGAATTGCGTCTACAACCTTACCCAATTCGGTAATAACGTTTGCAGCGGTGATAGTGGTTCCGGTAACGTCAATAACGTCTGCGTCGGCAGCCATCAAAGTCAAGAAGCCGTCAAATTCACCTGCGGTAGCGTTTACACCCGCCCAGATAGTTTGCTCCGTCTTTTGAGCAACCTTGGCTGCAACTTGTGCAATCAAAAAGTCAGAGAAGGTAGGGGGCAATTGGTCATATACAGAGATGCCCATTTGTACGGCTTCCCAGTCGGAACGGAAGTCCTTCTTACAAAGCTGCAAGTTGACTTGAAATTCTTCTGGCTGAATGATGCGTTCCGTCAAGGTTACAGTTGACGTAGCATCAAAGTCGCAAGTAGCGTTCTTAACGATGTCATTGGTTGCGAATTTCTTAACAACGTCCTTATACTTCACGTTTGGCATGATAGTAATAAGTTGTTTGTCAAGCGTGTCTGCGGACAACAATGCGGCTGCAATGTATTTGTTCGCAAACTGACCGGCATACGTTGAAGTAATGCTGGTGGTCGTAGCAAAATTGCGTTTACGATTGTTCATGATTGGGGTTTTGTTTGGATTAATCTAAAAAGGAAAATAATTCATCGTCAAGGATTGTAGATACATAATCTGCAATCTCTTCCATTGTGGTCATTGAACGTGTTAGTTCATCGTATGCTCCAAGTTCTGATGGGTCAATACCAAGTGCATCTGCCGCTTCGCCCAGTCGCTCTACTAATAACTCCGCTTCTGCATATTTGCCCTGCGTTTCAGACTTAAAGGTATCATACTCTTCATACAGAGCCTCGGCTTCTGAACGCCATTGAGTGTATGCAGCCTCTAAACGTTCAAACTTTTGAGTAAGAACTGTATCCTGCGTAACAAAGTTTTGTAATTCTCTTGCTACCGCAGCAGCATCATCAACCAGAGCCAATTCTACCTTCCGCATCTCTTCGGATAGATTGGTTTGTACGGCTGCAATCTTATTTAGCCGTGCAAAAATTGCATCGTTGGTTACCATTACTTACCGAACAAACGATTCATTACACGGCTGCTGGTTGTGTTGGTCTGTTGAGTGTTCAACTTTAAACCAGCACGCTCTTTCTCTACCGGAGCATGACGCTTCATGGGTGCTGCTGCGCTCATGTTCTCCTTCTTCTTGCCCATCTCTTCACGCAGAGCAGCCATTTCAGCCTTAACCTCTTCAATGATAGGAGCAATGGCTTCTACTACTGCGGTTACGACCTCTTCCATTGCGGGAGCAACCTCGGCAGGAACTTCGGTTTCAATAACCTCTTGCTCTGCGGCTTCAACCTCAATGCTCACGCCTTCTTCACCTTCTACTTCTGCTTTGATTCCGGCAATGATGCCTTCCTCTTCAACGATAAGGGTGCGTCCGTCTTCCATTTTGTACTCTCCAACCGGTACGGGAACGTTAGTTCCGTCTTCTGCGGACTGGATAAACACTTCGGTGCCTACTTCAAAGTTGTCAGATACCAGCGTAGTGCCGTTTTCCAACTTCATTTCTGCCAATTTCACGTCCATAGAAAGGAGTGTCATGACTTTTTTAAGGATGTCATTCGTGTTTTTCATGTTAAAGTAATTGGGTTAGTAAAATTTGTTGTGTTTTTTGAGTTTAATCTTCTGGAATCTTGACGATTACACCTATTCCCTGTGCGGGCAAGGAGCCGTCGCAACATTTTCGGGAGTAGGTATTGTCTTGACATAGGCAAGCCCGATTCCCACGCCTCGGACTGCTATACGATGGGGTCTTATTTGATTTCATCTAATCCTTTGAGTTTACTCTCTGCCCATGACTTGGCGGTCTTTCCGCCCCATAGGAGGTACGATATGTAGCCGCAGTCCTCTGGGCTCCCTTGGTCATAATAAACCTCGGCACGGCTCAAATATGAGTACATACGCTTGATAGTATCTACCGATACGGCTTCTCCGTTTGCAAGTTGCTGCGCTCGTACCTTCCCGACCTGCGTTGCGCACTTGTTTCCCTCCTTCTCGTTTAACTCAATACCACGCTTGGCGTTGTTCCGGACGGATTCGGGGTAGTCAGCATAAGATTCTAACTGCACTTCTTTTCCGAGCAGTACGTCTTTGATGTTACGGAGCAGGTGATAGGCTTCCTCTTCCTCAATATCTGCAAGGACTTCGCTCATGGCTACCTTGTCGGCAAAATACCCTTCAATGGAGAATCCCTTTACCAGTCCGGTCTTTACATACTCTTCCCAGACCTCTTTGTTTTCTACCTTTTGGCCTATCATCCAAGTTCCGACTGGATAACTCAATCCATAGAATGCGCTCTTGTCCTTTTCGGGGTCTTCAATAATCCATGATTCTACAACCGATAAGCCATGCAATTTGCTCATGTGCTCAATCGTTGAGTTGTTTTGATTCCCACGCATGAAAAACAATTCCATGCAACGGCGGACTGTTGCCGCAGAGAAAAACACCTCGTACTCTTCATCGCCATCCCTGCGGTAGATGCGTTTGTTAGGAATTAGGGCTGGACCAATAAGAATACGCTTCTCTTCGTCTTGCGTAGCCATTTTGACTTCTACCTCTTTCTTTAAGGCTACAAAGTTTTCCTCAATGGCGGGACTTTCTACGATGCTGATTGCATCAATGCCGTTGAGCATTGATTCTTCGTCAAGGATTAGTTCAATTAGTTTCATTACCCAAATGTTGCGTTACGGATTCTTCTGCGTTCTAATGATGCTGCGCTTGTAACTTGCCCCGAAGTTACATATACTTGCACGGGTTGGTTCTGCCTACCTGCAACCGACTCCGCTAATTGGTTTATACCGCTTTGGCCTACAATATTAAACTGCGGACTTGTAGCGGCTGGGGCTGCAGTTATTTGACCGCTTGACGGACTTGCTGCGCCGGCACCATCATACTGCGTTTTGCGGATGTTTTGAATTTCAGCAATACCTTTTGTTGCGACAATACCTGCTGCGATGTAAGACGCAGGAGGTGGAAGCGTAGCCAATTGATTCATGACTGCTTGCGAGGTTGATATTACGACACCCGCTATTTTTAACTTCTTATCGGTTTCAAATGCTTTCTTCTTGCTCGCTTCGTCATCCTTGGTAAACGCTTTGTTTAAAGATATAAGCGCATCCAGACCATTCAAAGTCATGTCAAATACAGCATTGGCTGCATCTAAATTTGCTTGCTTACGTTTTTTGATTTCAGCAAGTTCAAAATCAGTTTTGTTTTTCTCAATCTGCTTTAGACGCTCCGCATTCCTCTCTTTGACCGCTACTTCCTCGGCTTGGTCTTCAAGGAACATTTGGTCAATTTCATCAAAAAGTATTTGCGTGTTACGCTTATCATCACGCAGTTTCTGCTCTTGGTCTGCCTTTAACTTGGCATTTGTAGCAAGGCGTTCCTCTTCATCTTGTTGACGGCGGTTATTTTTATCCCACTCTTCTTGCGCTGCCTTTTCTCTGTCTTGTCTTGCTTTATCGGCACGAGCCTTACGGCTTGCCTCAATCGCCTTATCACGTTCAAGCCCTGCAATCTTTAAGTCTGTTTCGTTCTGCGCAAGTTTCTCGTTAAATTCTCTAACCTTTTCCGCATTGTCAAACAGAAACTCCCGATTGGCTATAAGGTCGCCACGCTCTGCGGCAAGTAGTGCTTTCTTCTTATTGTATATCTCTTCCGGTGTGGCTCCAGATGCCTGTAATAACTGCAATTCACGCTGCAATTGGTTTACGCCACCCTCCTGCGCCTTTGCAACTTTATCGTATGCTTCAGCGAGTTTAATGAGTTCGTCCTTCTGTGCCTTTTTTGCCTCTGCGTTTTTCTTTGCAGCCTCGGCTTCCTCTTCTTCTGTTACAATCAAATTAGATATTTGCTCTACGATTGCCGGAAGGAGTACCATTAAGGTAAAGATTCCCGACGCAGCCGCTGCTGCCTGCATTCCTTTTAATCCGACAGTTGCGGCTTTGATGCTTTCTACAACTCCAAGGAATGAAGATGCCAGACCTCCGGTAAGCGTATCTAATCCCGATATGGCTGCACCGCCTGCTTGCTTAAAGTCGTTAAATCCTTTCTTGACTTCACGCTGCTTCTGCTCTGTTTTCTTTTGCTCTTCGTTAAACTGCTTCTGGGCATCGGTAAGTTCTTCGGTTGCTTTTTTAGCACCACGAATATCTTTGGCTAATACGTTTGGCGCACTTCCATTCTGGACTTTTACATCAATTTCTACTACTTCCTTTGTAGCCATACCCGCTTCATTTGTTTTTTAACATCGCCAAACTTTGTTGGAAGATAGTGCTTGCCCTTTGCGATTTCAATGGTTTCTGATGCTCCGTAAAACTCATCGCTTGTCAGAACTTCTATTAAGTAACTAATGTATCCCGATTTCATACGTCATTTAATAATTCAAAATCCGCCTGTCCCGTTGTAAGATTGAGTTGTACGCTATTCACAATCCACTTTTGTCCGTTCCAAATAAGTTTGTTAGCCAAGTCAAAATTAAGCATCTGCCCTAATGGAAGGATTGCCTTTACCGCTACCAACCTTCGGGACGGGTCGTACAGGTCGCTAATGTAATCGCTCCAGTACACGTTGTATAGAGAATTGTTTACCGACTGCAATAACCACGGGTCAATGTCTGCTCCGTAGTTTGTGGAGTAGGTTGATGCAGCGTTAAAATTTTGATTTGATGAGTTAGCGTAAACTACCAATCCAAGAGGTACTGCCGAATGCCCCGAAATAATTGTTTTTGTTGGGTCATGAAACGCCACAGCGGTAGGCGCAAGTGCTATTGTTGAGTTTACATAAAAAATAAACGGCTGTCCTAAATACGTTTCCAATTCACGGGTTACTGCGTATCCTGCTAACAATTTTGTTAACGCTCCTCCGTCTTGGTCGGTTAACCGGGTGAAAAGCATCTGGTCAAACTGCGGCTCTACATTTAACTCTTCGGACGTGTCAAACACAAAGTTTGTACGCAGGTCTCCATATCCGGTATCGTTTGTTAATCTGTACTGCTCACCCGTTATGGCTCCGGTTTCATTGTATTGAAAATTTATCTGCTTATACAATTCCGGACGCTCAACGGAATACTCTGTTATGTCAAAGTATTTAGATATGTCTTTGTCTGTACCGGTTGAATACCAATCGTTTAACGGCTTGATGTCAAACTCAACATCTGATACCGGAATGATTACAAGGTTAAACATTTTAACGAGCGAAGCCAGAAAGTCGGAAACCTTTTGCTCTGGCATTAGGGACGGAATATCAATCGTTCCGAAAATCTGTTGACTTGCGGAATTGTATGCTGATGCGTAAACGGGGAACGGAAATGTTAGTTCAAATATGTTAATTTCAACAACGTTAAGCGTTACGATTTCGTTTGTTGAAGTTTGAATAGCAAAGTAAGCGACAGAACCATCTGCAACTTGTATGTCGGCAAAGTTAAATGAACTTATACCACTTTTGGTTTGCTGTGCTATTAATACATCGTCTACAAAAAGACCTA